CTGAAGATATGGCACGGTTAATTGATGGCGCAGTGATAGATCTATATGTTACAGACCCGCCCTACAACGTGGCCTATCAAGGAGGAACTGATGAAGCTATGACAATCATGAACGATAGTATGGATGATGTTAGTTTTAGACAGTTTCTAAGAGATGCGTTTGCGGTTGCAAACAACCACTTGAAACCAGGAGGGGCGTTCTATATCTGGCATGCAGATTCGGAAGGTTTAAATTTTAGAGCTGCAGTAAAAGAGACAGGTTGGTTACTGAAACAGTCTATTATCTGGGTCAAGAATGCTATTGTGTTAGGTCGTCAGGACTACCAATGGAAGCACGAGCCTTGTCTATATGGTTGGAAAGACGGAGCGAGTCACTATTTTGTGGACAATCGCTCACTAGCTACTGTCATTGAAGAAGATGAAGAAAATCTAAAAGAAATGACAAAAAGCGAATTGATTTCTTACATCAAGACCATGCAGGATACATCTCCGACGACTGTCTTTTACGAGGATAAACCTGTTAGAAACGACATTCATCCGACGATGAAGCCTTTGAAGTTGATTGCTAGATGTGTTTTGAATTCCAGTAAAAAAGGTGACAAGATACTAGATAGCTTTAATGGTGGAGGTTCTACATTAATGGTCTGTGAACGCTCTGAAAGAATTGGTTATGCAATGGAATTAGATCCTGTGTATGTAGAGCGGACCATTAAACGTTGGGAAGAAGAGACAGGACTAACCGCTGAAAAAGTAAGTTAAATTTATTTTTTTGATAAGGAAGTGAGGCGATGGCTAATGAGCAAAATTTGATAAAAAATTCAGAACGAACTCCGAGCGAACGCCGAGAAAATGCAAAAAAAGCAGGAGTGGCTTCTGGTAAAGCTAGAAGAAAAAAAGCGAACCTTAAAAAGGCTTTTGAGACAATCCTGCAAGCAGATGTAGCAAGTCCAAGCGTTAAGAAGCAACTTGAAGATATGGGTTTTGATACGACTAATGAAATGGCTTTAGCAATGGTTATGATGCAGAAAGCCATGAAAGGTAACGTTAGAGCGTTTGAACAAATCAGCAAGCTGACTACGACAGATGCAAAAGATTCTCTTGATAAGAAAGAGCAAAGAGAACGTATCAAGCGTCTTGAACTGGATAATAAGAAACGAGAGCAAGAGCTTTCAGGTGCCAAGTCTGACACATCTCTTATGGAGTCTTTACTTGACGCAGTGAGAGGTGGTGACAAGGTTGAAGATTGACTTTTCAAACAAACAAGCCGACATCATTCGCAGGCCGTTCAACTATGAGCTTGAGGTCAACGAGGGCACGCCTCGAAGTGGTAAGACAACCGCTGGTCATTTCAGATACGCAAGATATTTGATTGAGTCACCAGACGAAAACCATTTGATAGCTGCATACAATCAAGAGCAAGCCTACCGATTGTTTATCGACGGTGATGGTACAGGTCTGATGCACATCTTCGATGGTAATTGCAAAATCAAGCATGATGAGCACGGAGACCATCTCTTAATCGATACACCAAATGGAACTAAGCGAGTCTATTATAAAGGGGGCGGTAAAGCCAATAGTGTGGGTGCTATCACTGGTATGTCTTTAGGTTCAGTAGTCTTTTGTGAAATCAATTTGCTGAATATGGAATTTATCCAGGAGGCATTCAGACGGACGTGGGCTGCTAAACTCAGATATCATCTAGCTGACCTAAACCCTCCAGCTCCACAACATCCAGTTATTAAGGATGTATTTGACGTTCAAAACACACGCTGGACGCATTGGACCATGGATGATAATCCGATTCTGTCTGAAGAGCGTAAGCGTTCCATCATTCAAGCCTTAAAGAAAAACCCTTATCTCTACAAGAGAGACGTCCTTGGTCAGCGTGTCATGCCCCAGGGCGTTATTTATGGCCTATTTGACCTTGAAAAAAACATCAAGGACAACTTGGTGGGCGAACCTATGGAAATGTATTTCAATGGCGATGGTGGGCAATCTGACGCCACCTCGATGTCTTGTAACATCGTTACTAAACATAGAGAGGGCAATAAGACTTTCTTTAGACTCAATCGTGTAGCTCATTACTATCACAGTGGCGCTGAAACTGGCCAAGTCAAGGCTATGTCTACCTATGCGGTCGAGCTTCGAGCATTTATTCAGTGGTGTGTTAGCAAGTATCAAATGCGTTATACAGATGTCTGGATTGACCCAGCGTGTAGATCCTTACGAGAGGAATTACACAAGCTGGGAATTCAAACAAGAGGAGCCTTGAACAATGCTCACGATGTTAGCAGTAAGGCAAAGGGTATCGAGGTAGGGATTGAACGAGGGCAGAATATCATCTCGTCAGGCCAGTTCTTGCTTATAAATCACTCTGAAGAAGAGTACGACCATTATCACTTTTTGAAAGAGATCGGTCTTTACAGTCGTGATGATCATGGAAAGCCTATCGATAAGGATAATCACGCTATGGATGAATTTAGATATAGCGTTAATGCGTTTTATAAAAAATACGCCAATTTTTAACAGGAGCAAGAAATGGGAGTTATTCAAACCATTAAAAATTTTTTTAAAAGGAGCCGATATGCAATGACGACAGACAGTCTGACAAGTATCACAGACCATCCGAAAATCGCAATAACAAGCGCAGAGTATCGACGGATTAACGAGAACCTAAGATACTATCAGAGCAATGTTGAGAAGATAACATACACGAATACAGATGGCATCAAGAAACAAAGAGAAGCGACTCATTTACCAATTGCTAGAACTGCTGCTAAGAAGATTGCTAGCTTGGTATTCAACGAACAGGCTTCGATTAAATTGGACGATGAGCAGGCAGACAAATTCATTCAAGAAACACTGAAGAATGACCGCTTTAACAAGAATTTTGAGCGCTATCTTGAGAGTTGTCTTGCTTTGGGCGGTCTTGCTATGCGGCCTTATGTAGACAATGGGCGAGTGCGAGTGTCATTCGTTCAAGCACCAGTCTTTTTACCGTTACAGTCTAATACGCAGGATATTTCAAGCGCTGCTATCGTGACCAAAACGATAAAAGCTTTAGGACGGAAGAACATCTACTACACCTTAATTGAATTTCATGAATGGACGAAAGATGGGAAGTACGTCATCACTAACGAACTATACAGATCTGACATTCAGAATGTAATTGGTGACAGAGTGCCCCTTGCTGAAATCTATGAGGATCTAGAAGAGCAAGTTGAACTTGACGGTCTAACAAGACCGCTTTTTTCATACTTGAAACCTCCTGGAATGAATAATAAGGACATTAATTCGCCCCTCGGATTGTCTATCTTTGATAACGCCAAAAGCACGATTGATTTTATCAATACGACCTATGACGAGTTCAAATGGGAAGTCAAGATGGGTCAACGTAGAGTAGCAGTTCCTGAAAATCTCACAGAAACGAGAATGATTAATCAAGACGGAGACGTTAAACTTGTCAAGCGATTTGAAACCGAGCAGAATGTCTACTTACGTTTATCAACCAGTGATATGGATGGTGGAACAATTACGGACCTGACTACTGCAATCAGAGCAGATGATTACATCAAGACCATTAACGAAGGCTTGGCGCTCTTTGAAATGCTTTTAGGTGTATCAGCTGGGATGTTTACATTTGACGGTCAGAGCTTAAAGACTGCGACAGAGGTTGTTTCTGAGAACTCGGATACCTATCAGATGAGAAACAGTATTGTCAGCTTGGTCGAGCAATCCTTGAAAGAGTTGATTATTTCAATCTGCGAGCTTGGTAGCCTTTATGAATTGTATAGCGGTCCAATTCCTCAAATGGAGAAGATTGCAATCAATCTTGATGACGGAGTATTCACAGACAAGAACAATGAGCTTGATTATTGGACCAAGGCTTTGGCCAGTGGCATTGTCAGCAAGGCTCACGCTATCCAGAAGGCATTCAATATGTCAGAGGCCGATGCTAAGAAGATGATTCAGGCGATTAATCAGGAAACGATGGACACGGCTAACAGCCAGCGAACGCAAGAGGATGTTGATATTTATGGAGAGTGATTAAATGTCAAAAAAAAGACCACCAATCCAGTTCAATGACGAGCAACTGCTACTTCAAGCGAGCAATGTCGCAGACATTTATCATCAGCTAGCCTTGGATTTGTTTGATAACGTGGTCGAACGTGTGACGGAACGTGGCACGGTCTATCTCGATAAGCAACCCTACATCTGGCAACTCGAAAAAATGAAACAGATGCACATGCTGAACGAGGAGAACCTGAAGCTAATCTCTAAATACTCTGGAGTTGCTGAAGAACAGCTACGCTACATTGTTGAAAATGAGGGGTTGAGGCTCTACACGGACACGAAGCAACAGCTTTTAGAAGATTTAGGGCATGGATCCGCAGGAAACAGCAATCACATTCAAGAAATCCTTGCAGATTATGCAAGTCAAGCTGTCGGAGATATCCACAACTTAATCAATACTACTTTGCCAATGTCTGTAATTGGAGCATATAAAGGCATTGTGGAACAATCTGTCGCTAGAGTGGTTACAGGTCTTTCAACTGCTGACAAGGCTATTTCTGACACGGTCATGAAGTGGCAAGAGAAAGGATTTCAAGGCTTCAAGGATAGAGCTGGACGTAACTGGAAGATTGATAACTACGCACGGACGGTTATCAAGACGACAACTTACCGAACTTATCGAGAAATGCGAACAAGACCAGCTGAAGAGTTAGGGATTGATACCTTTTATTTTTCAAAGAAAGCATCAGCTCGTAAGTCATGCGCTCCTTTGCAACATGAGATAGTGACGACTGGCCGGGCTAGGGTCGAACATGGCGAGAAGATTTTAGCTTTGTCAGATTACGGCTACGGTCGGCCTGAAGGTTGTTTGGGTATTAACTGCGGACACATGCTGACACCATTCGTCCCAGGTGTCAATTACAAGCCAGATTTAGGCGAGGACGTCGATTCGGTTAGTCCAGAACAAGCAAAAGAAAATGCCAACGCAGAAGCTAAGCAGAGAGCTCTAGAACGGTCTATCAGAGCGAACAAGGAAAAACTTCACGTCGCTGAGAAACTGGGCGATAAAGAACTGATAGACAAGTACAAGAGCAAAATAGGTACTCAAAACACTGCTTTGAAAGATTACATCGATAAGCACCCCTTCCTGAAACGTAATGAGGCAAGAGAAAAATACTATGATGACCCTTATACCAAAGCCAAGAAAGAGGTTAAGGTCAGAAAAGAACTTGAAAAGCTGGAGAAACACAGAGCAGAGCAAAAAGAAATGCGGGAACGTTTCATAAACGCTGTAAAAGATGGTATAATTAAGGCAGAAATCAATGAGCAAAAACAAGCTGACCACATCAAAGGTACTAACGAATGGCGCAGGAGACTTGAAACTGAATTAGCCAATGGCAATCAGATTGAGCCAAGCTATTTGACAATATCAATGGATGAGGCTGCTGAGCTTATTAAACGTTATTCAGGCACAGGGAAATTCTTGTATAAAGAAGACCCTAACTACATTCCTAAAAAAGAAATCATAAAACACAATAGCAAGGTTGGTGTGTATATCGACCAACAAACAGGCGAGATGTTTGAAACTGATAGCTTTAGGATACATTATAGAAAGACAGGGGCACACATTGTCCCAACGTATGGAGGTAAGTCATGAAATTATGGACTTTTTTAAGACAAAACGTGAAACTTGTGCTTAAAGATGGCTCAATAGTTTCAGGATTTGTCCAAGAATACTGTGACAAAGATGACAACGATGAGGAGATTGACTCAATTGGCTTAGATGTCGACGGTACTCTTTATGAGTATTTTGAGGATGAAATCCTTAGTATTTCATTAGCGTAGCGCTTAGAACAATCTAGGCGCTTTTTTCATGCAGTAAATTGCTATAAACTACTATAAACCGTGTCGAAATCGAGGCGGTTTTCTTATACTCTAACCGTATGGAATCCCGTACGGTTTTTTACTTGACTTTATCCGCAGTCGGTAAAGAACGGAAGATAATACCTAATTTTAGGAGGACGGAAGAATGCCAGAAGACATTCAAACACAAGCTGACCAGCCAGTCAATGCTGGAGAAAACATCGAGTCACAAACTCAAGAGCAATCTGTCAAGACTTTCACTCAGGAAGAAGTGACTGGTCTTGTAGCTAAAGAGTCCAAGAAAGCACAAGAGAAAATCTTCAAAGACCTAGGGTTTGAAAATTTCAAGAGCGCTAAAGAAGGACTCCAACAACTCAAAGAGTGGAAAGACTCACAAAAGAGCGATGCTGAGAAACAGTCAGAAGCCCTTGCTGCTAAAGAGAAAGAGCTAGAACTTGCTTTGTCAGACAAGAAGAACCTGGAAGCGAAACTATCAGCTCTGACTTTGGGAGTCAATGCTGAGTCTGTGGACGATGTCATCACTTTATCTGCTCGCTTGGTATCCGATGAGGTGTCTATTGAAGACGCTATCGGCCAAGTGTTGCAGAAATATCCTCAGTTTGGTCGTACAGAGCAGTCTGAGGAGAAGAAACCAACGTTTTCAACTGGAGGTAATCCGACAGCTGGAACGAACCAAGAAGACGCCTTTTTAAAGGCTCTAGGACTAAATAATTAACAGGAGAATGATTAATGACAATCAACTATATTACTAAACACGAAGGCACTTTTGAAAAGAAATTGATGCAAGGCGCACTTACAAGCATCTTGGAAACACCACGAGTAAACTGGCTGGGCGCTAAGTCGTTCGAATTACCTACAATTTCAGTTACTGGCTACAAAGCGCACACTCGATCTAAAGGCTACAATTCTGGTACAGTTTCAAACGACAAGAAAGTTTACACACTAGGTTTTGACCGTGACGTTGAGTTCTTTGTGGATGCTGCAGACGTAGACGAAACAAACCAAGAACTTTCAGCTGCTAATGTATCTAATACATTCATCACTGAACACGCTACTCCAGAAGTAGATGCTTACCGTTTCTCTAAAATCGCTACAGAAGCTATCACAAACAGTCACTTCAAGTCTGAAGATGATTTATCAGAAGTAAATATCTACACCAAATTGAAAGCTGCCCTTTTGCCAGTTCGTAAATACGGCGCTCAAAACATCGTTATGTATGTTTCTAGTGAAGTTATGGACTTCTTGGAACGCTCTAAAGAGTTCACACGATCAATCGCTACTACATCACCTCAAGGAATCGATACTCGTGTCACTTCACTTGATGGAGTTCAGCTTATCGAAGTTTGGGACGATGCACGCTTCAAGACTAAATTTGATTTCACTACTGGATTTGTTAAGGCTTCTGATGGTAAAAACATCAACTTCTTGATCGTGGCTAAGCCGGCAATCATTGCTAAGGCTAAATTCAACTCAATCTATCTGTTTGCTCCTGGTCAACACACTGAAGGTGACGGATACTTGTATCAAAACCGTCTCTATCATGATCTTTTTGTCTTGCAATCAAAACAAGATGGTGTCTATGTGTCTCACAAATCTGCTTAATTAGGGAGGTAGAAAATGCGTAAATACGAAAAAGGGAATCAAGTCTACACAGTACAAGAAGGTAGCTTGTTAGAAGCTCAGCTAATCGCTGATGGCTTTGAAGAAGTAATTGAAGATGGTCAAATCGCAGAAATTTTGGCCACTCGTTCAATTTCGGACATGACCTTGGCAGAGTTGAAAGCTTTTGCTAAAGAAAAAGGGGTTGAAGGTTATTCGACCAAATCCAAAGACGAGCTTTTGGAGGTTCTAAATGGCCAAATTTGAAGTTAAAACTAATTTCTATGTTGAAAAAACAGGGCAACAATTCGATGAAGGTGTTGTTTATGAAATGACATCTGCTGAAGCGGATGAGATCAACAGACGCTCAACCGCTCACTTTGGCGAAGAATGGCTTGAGTGTATCGAGCCAGATGTAGCACCTGTAGAACTAACAGAACCAGTTCCAGAAGTTCCTGAATCAACTAACTTCTTGATGTAAGGTGGTGTTGTCATGACCTACTTAACGAGAGAAGAGTTCAGAGGCTTAGGTTTTGATTCGGTTGACAATTTTGAGCAATTGCTACAACGAGCGGAAATGACTATCGATGCTTACACTAGAGATTTTTACTATATGAATAGCTTTGATAATGATATTGAGGCAAGAAAGAAGGCTGTCAAACGTGCCACAGCCTTTCAGATTGCTTACTTGGATAGTTCAGGCATCATGACAGCAGAAGATAGACAATCTATTGCGAGTATGTCAGTAGGACGGACATCAGTAAGCTATCGCGCAGGCTCTCAGAATGGCTCAGGTTCGCTTTCTTTGGCAGAGAGGTATAATTTATCGAGAGACGCTGAAAACTGGCTGAGAATGGCAGGATTTGGCTTTGCGAGGGTTGATTATGATAGATAAACGAATGCTACCTGACTCTTTGACGATTAAGAAGGTCGAAGGGAAAGATGATTGGGGGAAAGAGACATACTCTGACCCCCTTTATTTATCCCCTTGCAAGTTCGACAGAACCTTCTCTCACTCTGGGACTGGTAACCATAGGAGCGAAAGGAATTCATCGACTGTAATTGTCTATCCTAAATACTGCCCTATCAAGCTTGATAAGAGTTTCGTTGGTGGCATCGTTGAGGAAGATGATACCAGTTATGTTGTCAAAGATATTATTCCACAATACCATCCGTTCACTAAGAAGCTGTTAGCTTATGAAATCGAGGTGATTTGATGGGCGGTGCTAGTGTAAAGATTGACTTAAAAGGTGTTGAAAAGAAAGTTTCTCCAGAGAATTTCGCAAAAGGAAAACTAGCTATAGCTAACCAAATGCTATTGGATATGGATAGATTTGTTCCAAAAAGAAAAGGAATATTAAGGTCTAGTGGACATGTTCGACAAGATGCCGTAGTTTATGCAGCACCACATGCAAGATTGCTCTATTATGGCAAGAAACGGAAAGGTTTCTTTTCAGAAAAGCAAAGGAAGTTTTTCTTTGCGAATAAGAAGGAACTACTGAGTCAAAAAACAACACCTGGAACTGGTCCAAGATGGGATAAGAAAGCCTCGGCTCTATATGCCAAGAATTGGGCGGAGGTCGGTGCCAAAGCAATGGGAGTAAAATAATGCACGAAAATGACTTTTCAGAGGTCTTATTGGAGCATATCAAAGGTGTTCAAACCCAAATCCCCTCAAAACATGGCTATTTAGACGAGCATGAGGGATTGGTAATCTATCCGCTTCCTGGTGGAAATGTGGTAGAAGAGGACATGGCAGGGACACAAATTGTGGACCTACCTTTTGAGATTGCAATCAAATCCAAAGACCAGAAACTAATTGATAACACTCTATGGCAGATTAATACTGCCTTATCAAAAATCGGCTTGGAATTACCAAGCAAGAACAATTCATATAACTTTTTAGGCCTTGAAGTCAAGAAACCGTATTTGAACGAGTTGGACGAACAAGGCTTTTATACTTATTTGCTGGACGTGACAGCAAATCTTGAAATCGAAAGGAAAGAATAAATGGCAAAGAACAAAAACGCACTACGAAAACATTTCATTGGTCCTTATAGCGCTGAAAATCCTGAGACTGCACCAGAAAAAGAAGCGTATATGTGGATTGCTAAAGGGATTAAATCATCATCCCCTGAAAACAACGAAGAAGACGACGATGCAGCATACTTTGACGGTGATGGAACTAAAGAAAATATCATCGTTTCAAAAACTCGAGGTCGCACATTTGAAGGGCATCGTGATTACTCAGATAAGGCTCAGAACTTTGTAGCTGATAAAGAAGACGAGGTCGGTGATGATCTTATCGTTTGGTACAAAGAAGTTTCATCTGATGGCAAAACTCAAAAAGAGGGGTTGGCTCGTCTTTCTGAAATTGAAATTGGTGACGGTGAAGCTTCTGAGCTTGAAAAAATCAAGTTCAAGATTGTATGGACTCGTAAACCCAAGAAGTCAAACGTATTACCTGAATAGGGACAGGGCGGTTTTCCGCCTTGTCTTCTTTTTTGAAAGGAGATAAAAATGGTAGTAATTAAAAAAATAAGTAACATCATCCCTGTTGATTTTGGGGAGTTTCAGCTTGAATATGTAGCGAATGATGAAAATATCAAACGCATGAAAACAATCGGTCAGAATCTCGAAAAACGTGCTAAAAAACTGGAAGAAGCTGATGATGAGTCAGCTTTTAAAGAGGCTTACAAAGCATCTAAAGATAGTTGGGCAGAGTTGTTTGATGAAGAAGCTTTTGAAAAAGTCTATAAATTTTCGGGTGAAACAACAACAGACACAATTTACTATCTGATCCAAACCATCCGTGGCATTGTTACCGAATTTGAGAACCGAAATTCTGAAAAAGCAATCAAGAAATATTTAGAGGGTTGATTATGCTAGATCTATCACGAAAATTAACAGATGAGTTGGTTATTGGTGATAAGATCTACTCTCTCAATATGTCCTTCGATAATATCATTAGACTTTTTGAAATGTGGTGTGATGAAGAGATACCAGAACAGGTTAAGCCTTTTTTTGCTTTAAAAATGCTTACAGGAGATAGCTTTGGGTCGTTCTCGATTGAAGATGCTATGGCAATCTTCCAACAGATTTTCGAGGAACATATTCAATTGAAATCGCTGAAAGATGTATCTGTCGAGTACGACTTAGCCGGAAATGTGATGCAAAAAGAACCTTCTACTAAAAGCAATGAACCGCCTGTATACGATATTTCGTTAGATGGTGATTTCATTTATGCGAGCTGCATGCAAGCATACGGTATTGATTTGCTTGAAGAAAGAGGTAAATTGCACTGGAAGAAGTTCAATGCGTTGTTGTCAGGATTGCCAGAAGGTACTAAATTCGTTGAAGTCATCAAAATCAGAAAGTACAAGCCACGAAAAGGAGACTCTCAAGCTTACATCGATGAAATGATGAAGCTAAAAAAAGAGTACGCCTTGCCTGATTCTGAAGAATACGATGATGAAGATGATGATTACGATATGGAATAGAAAGGAGGTAATAAGATGGCAGATGGTAAGGTTGTCATCCAGGTAGACATGGATGGTAATAAAGCTCAATCGGGAATGTCACGATTGAAAAATATGGTAGGAGGTTTGTCTGAAAGTGGAGCGCAACTAGGTTCTGTTTTCAAGTCAGTACTAGGCGCTAATATCGTAAGTGGTGCGCTTATTTCCGGGATTCAGTCTTTGGGGAGTGCTATGAAAGGTGTATTTTCTACCGCTCTGGACGAAGGGGCTAAACTACAACAGTCGTTCGGTGGTATTGATACACTTTATAAAGGCGCTGAGGACACCATGAAGCAATATGCTACTGCTGCAGCATCTGCAGGGATTTCAGCTAATACCTACGCTGAGCAGGCTGTTTCTTTCGGTGCTAGTTTGAAAAAGGCACTTGGAGGTGACGCAGTTAAGGCTGCTGAATCAGCCAACAAAGCAATTATGGCTATGGCCGATAACTCGGCTAAGATGGGTACCGATATAGGTTCAATTCAGATGGCTTATCAAGGATTTGCCAAGGGTAATTATACGATGCTGGACAACCTTAAGCTAGGTTATGGCGGGACCCAACAAGAAATGCAACGACTTCTTAAAGATGCCAGTAAGCTTGAGAAAGCAATGGGCAAGAAGTTTGATATTAATAACTTCGCAGATGTCGTTGAGGCTATTGACTTGGTTCAACAAGAACTTGGTATTGCTGGAGTTGCAGCAGAAGAAGCTAAAACTACTTTCAGCGGTTCGTTTGAAGCGATGAAGGCTTCAGCTTCAAACTTTTTAGCCAATCTTACACTTGGAGAGGATATCGGTCCATCTCTTAAGACTCTCATTTCTACTACCTCAACTTTTCTTCTTGGTAACTTCGTGCCGATGGTGGGGAATATCATGCGTCAGCTCCCTCAAGCTGTTGAGGTGGCCCTGGCAGAAGCTGGTCCTAAAATTGAGCAAGGCTTCAAATCTTTGTTTTCTTCACTTGGAGTTGACGAGGGCGTTTTTGATGCTGTTAAGGACACTTTCCGGGATGTAGTCGTGACAATCCAGTCGCTTTTTGAATCCTTTACTAGCGAAGGAAATGGATTTAAAGATTTACTCCAAGGGATTAGCAATGTGATAACATTCGTAAATGTTGTCATACAAGAATTGGCTAGAGGATTTCAATTTGTCGTAGAATCTTTTGCTAACACAGGTGCTATAAATAGTGCATACAGTGCATTCAAGGACTTATCTGGGGCAGCTGTTGAAGTTGCTAAGAATTTAGGAGAAGCTATTCCCTGGGACACAATTGGTTCAATCGCTGGACAAGTAGTGAATTTCATTTCACTACTAGTAAGTTGGTTCTCAAAGTTAGCTCAATCTATTAGCCCTGAGGTTTGGCAGACTTTGATTGTTGGTGTAACAAGTTTTGCGGTTGCTTTAAAAGGTATTAAAACTGGATTAGCTGTTGCCAAAGGGTTGAAGTCAGCATTTGATTTCGGTAAAAATCTTGTTTCGTTGATTACAAATACTCTTAGTCTTACAGCTGCTCAAGCAACAAATGCGGTTGCTAGTACAGCTATGAGTGCTGGAAATACGGCAGTTGGAACTAGTGCAGGAGCAGCTGCAAGTTCTGTCTTAAAATTAGGAGCAGGCATATTGATGATTGGAGCTGGTGTATTGTTAGCGGCATCAGGAATCTATCTTTTGGTTCAAGCTGCCATCCAATTATCAAGTGCTGGTGCAGGAGCAATCCTAACCATGGTCGGTTTGGGTGTTGGAATCGCTGCGCTTGCAGCAGTATTCGCCTTTTTAGGTCCTGCTTTAACTGCAGGAGCAGTCGGTATTTTAGCGTTTGGTGCAGCAGTTGCATTAATCGGTGTTGGAGTATATGCCGCTTCGGTTGGTTTAGCGCTGTTAGCAGTTCAATTGCCTGTCATCTCTACTTATGGATTATCAGCCTCAATCGCTCTTGCAGCTCTAGGTGCTTCAATGCTTGTCTTAGGAGCTGGAGCCCTAGTAGCAGGAGCCGGACTGCTTGTGCTAGGAGCAGGTGCTTTGGCGGCAGGGGCTGGTGTTTTAGTTTTTGGTGCAGGATTACTAGTCGCGTCCGTCGGTGTAGCAGCTTTTGGTGTCGCTCTTGCTCTCGTTGGTGTTGGTGTTTATACAGCTTCTGCTGGATTATCAATGCTCGCAGGTCATTTACCAACAATTGCTACTTATGGAGCTGGAGCAGCTATTGGCATTGCTGCTTTAGGTGCCGGATTGCTAGTCATGGGAGCCGGAGCCTTGGTAGCTGGTGCGGGTGCCTTGGTCTTAGGAGCTGGTTTGTTAACAGCAGGAGCTGGGGCAACCGTTTTTGGTGCAGGAATGCTTGTTGCAGCTGCTGGTGTTGCAGCTTTTGGATTAGCTTTGGGGCTATGCGCTCCTTCTATCACAACATTTGCTGAAGCTATTAGTAAAATCATTGAAACTTTAAGTAGTGGCTTATCAAGTATATTACAAGCAATAGCTTCAGTTATTCAATCAATCGGAGATGCCGCTCTAAATGCTGGCCTTGGTTTCAAATCTTTAGCTGAAGGTGTCGTGATGATCACTAATACAGGTTTAGCTGATTTAAGCGCATCACTTGCTGCAACTGCTGCAGGTTTAGGAGCAATTGCATCGCAAGGAGCAGGCTTAGCCATTGCTGGTCAAGGTATGACAATGTTAAGTAGTGGGATGATGATGCTTGGCCAATCTACTGTAATTTTGCAATCAGCATTAATTGCTTTACCAGCTTTACTAACTTCGTTCACTTCTTCATTAACTGGTTTACCAGCTGTTTTGACAGCTACGGCATCGTCAATGACCGATTTCGGATCTAATGTTCAGAGTTCGTTAACTGGTCTTACAGGCTTAGGTGAAATAGTCATACAATTTAACGCTATGCTTATGACGATAGCTCCAGCTACAATGATGGCAAGTACTGGTTTGGCTTCATTTAATGCTCAAGCTACTTTAGCAGGTAATTCCATGCAAATATTAGGAACATCATCAGCGGCTGTTTCTGCTCAAATCGCATCTTTTGGCCTTATTATTGCATCAGCTATGATGGGTGCTACTACTGCGACAAATGTAGCTGGTGGGCAAATGGTGGCAACCATCAGGACGACTGGAATTCAAATGATTTCGGCAGAACAGTCGTGTATGAGCCAGATTGTTTCGGCAGTAAAAAATGGGATGAATAATGCAGTTTCTACTATTCGAAACGGTGGTAGCCAAATGGTTTCAGCTATGCAGTCAGCGTTAAATCAAATGAAGGTTGTTGTTCAAAATACGATGAATTCAATCGTATCGTCAATTCAATCACATGGTGGCCAGATGGTTTCAGCTTGGAAAACAGCTGGGCAACAAATTATTACAACTACACAAAGTTTTGTTAATAATACAAATAGTTCGTTGAAAGGAATTGGCTCTGGTGTGAATCTATACTCAAATGGCGCTGCACTTATGGGCGGTTTGAAATCAGGTATAGACGCAGGTTGGTCTCAGATTACTTCTAGTGTCTCAAATATGGCTGCATGGATTAAGGCGCATAAAGGGCCTGTTTCGTATGATAGAAAGTTACTTATTGAGAACGGTGCTGCGCTTATGGCTGGTTTGAATCAAGGTATTCAGACTGGTTGGAGAAATGTTATGGATAATATTTCCAGTATGGCAGGAACTATTCAGGATGTAATTAACGACGATTATTCGGACATCGGCTGGCAAATTGGTCTAGGTATTTCAGACGGTCTTAATTCGTCAATGGATAAGGTAACAGGTCATTTGGATGCTATCCGTGATCATGTTAATGATTTTATCTTGAAATCGAAGAATCTTTTGACTGGTGCGACCGCTACAATGTCAAGTCAATTAAAGGTTGAGGCGTTGAGAGGTAAGACACCAAAAGATGAGACATCTAGCAGACAAGAAGCCTATATCGCTCACTCAACAAGTCTATTGTCAGATGTGATTGATGGCTTGTCAGAATTGAGAGAACAAGTAGCGCAAGGTCAGACAATGGTCTTGGATACAGGGGCACTTATTGGCGGTACTGCTTATGCTTATGATGAGGCAGTTGGAAACATACAAACATTGAGAGGACGGCATCGATTATGATTACTCAAATTAAGGAATATATCAAATTCGGTGATTTTAATAGCAAAGATGCTGGTTGGTATCTTCAAAGTAGGAATGCTCCCACTCCTGATAAGAAGGAGATTGTGGAGCAAATCCCTTATCTACAAGGCGTTTTAGACTTCTCTGATGCACTCGGAGAAGTCTTCTTTGATAGGCGAGAAATTACTTATGAATTTAAGCTTCCAAATAAGGATTATCCTGATCGAAAAGTAGCTGAAAGGTTCATAAAATCCAGCATGACGACTAAATCAGAAAGTCAGCTTTTTGACACACATGACCAGCGTTATTATTGGCTCGGTAAGGTTAAAAGCATTAAAGTGACAGATGTTCCTTTGAAGAAGCATTTGATTGCTACAATTGTTTTTATTTGCTATCCATTCGCATTACATGTCGATGATTATTTTGATGATGTTTGGGATACATTTGATTTTGAGAATGATTTTTCAAATTGGACTAAATGGAATATCAATGGCCAAAAAGAAATTTATTTTGTGAATGGCGGCGATACTTCGGTAAATCCGACAGTAATTTGTAGCAGTGAAATTAACCTTATCGATAAAAAAGGCAAAGTATATAAGTTTAAGAAGGGTGAAAATACAGATTTCGTCTTATCTATGAAACCAGGAATAAATCGTTTTACTGCCCAAGGCAAAGGAACGATTTCATTAAGATTTAATGCAGAGGTAATGGCATGAGCGGTAGAGGAGGTTTTGAAGTATATTTTTGGAACTCTTTTAGAGAAATGTTATCTGATAAAACTTTTGTAAAAAAGAAAGTGATTCATAGTCCATATTCTCGCAAAGGTAACAAGATTCTTTCAGGAACTATAACACAGGCTCAAAATGCAATTAATGAATTTACTTTCACGATGCCAATGCAGAATAGTCTTTACCAAAAATTAGTTCCTTTCCAGTCTATAATCCAGGTAGTTAATCTATACGATGATGAAATTGAATTTGAAGGTAGAGTTTTAACTATTTCAAATAAAATGACAAGTGCAGGATTCGTTCAAGAAGTCGTGTGCGAAGATTTTCTTTCATTCTTTCACGATAGTGCTCAAAGTTTCCGTAAGTTACAAAATACTGGTGCAGAAGCATATCTAAGAGAAATACTGAACCAACACAATAGTCAAGTTGAAGATTATAAGAGGATTCATCTTGGAACTGTAACGGTTAACAGTAAGACAGATAAGCCGTGGAGATATCTAGGTTATGAGCCTACTTGGGATGCGATTAGAGAGAGGATTATTGCTAACGTTGGTGGATATCTTACCTTAAGAAGAGAGAGTGATGGTTTTTACCTCGATTGGACCTCCTCGATTGGTAAGAATCAGGACTCTCCTATTCAGCTAGGGCGAAATATCAAGTCAGCGTCTCGTGAAATTTCATTTGATGGTATAGCCACTCAAATCATGCCGATTGGTGCAGATGAGAACAATAGTCAAAATCAAATCAATGAAAATAAGGAAGAACAAGGATCTGATGTTACCAGAAAGCAGATTGATATTTCATCTGTAAATGGTGGCAAAATATGGCTTGAAGATGCTGAGCTTGTAGCTAAATTTGGCATTATCAGAAAACCTGTAATTTGGACAGAGATTGATAATGCTTATGTATTAAAAAATCGAGGATTGCAATACCTCAAAAATCAAAAAATAGCCCTTGCAAAATGGACAGTATCAGCTGTAGAAAGATATCTGATTGACTCAAGGTATGTGAAATTCAAAATCGGCAATACACATCCAATTTTGAATGCTCCACTTTCAGGAATTGAGCGCTTGCAAATCATCGAAAAGAAAATAGACATCCTGAACCCTCAAAGTGTCGATTTGGTTATAGGATCTAAATCTCAATCACTTTCCGCTTATCAGCTACAATCTCAAGAAGCGATTGAATCAATTGAGCGTGTAAAAGTAAATCAAGAGATCGAACGCAAAAAAGAGAGCTTGAATTCTTTAACAAGTGAGCTGGAAAAGTTGAAACGTGAGAATAAAGAAGAGAATGCTGATAAAATCAAGAATATCAAAATGGAAATAGATAGAATAAAAAAAGAAATCGGAGGAAGTCAATGACAACAGAAGAAGCAACAGGACGTTTGAATCTATACGACGATCCTTCGCCTTTGCCAAAAACTGACAATATCAATATTCTTGTTGATGGCATCAGAAAGAAAACGAGAGGTGCTGATGTTCGTGAGTCTATTGCGAAAGCACTCGAGGTAACATACGAAACAGCGTCCAAAGACGGCAATGCAAATATGGAAGTGGAAAAAGCTCGTGGAGCATTTGAAGTTTTATCTGATAGATTACTATCGATTGATAATTCACTAAATAACAAAGCTAATTCTGATGAAGTATTCAAAAAATTTCAGAATATAGTAGATGGTTCACCTAAAGGCACTTATCCGAATTTAACCGCTTTGCAATTAGCAAAACCAAACGGCGAACAAGGTGTATTTGTCACATCTGACAACGGTCACTGGTATTACTGGGATAATCAATGGCGAGATGGTGGAGTTTATCAAGGTAAGACAGTTCCAGAGAAAACAATAGGCAAGGTTCACTTTGATTTTTATTCCAATGATAGCAAGTCTGCTAATTTATTTGTAGAAGACAATGTCGTAAAAGGTGGGTTTTTTTCATCTTCTGGAAGTTATACCCAATCAGATAACTGGGGGTATATCAAAATAAATGCAAATCCTGGTGATGAATTTGTTACAAATAGAAACTTTTATTATATCGCCTTTTTCAACGGTGACAGATTTGTTAGTGGGGCTAGAAGTACTCCGAGTAGTTCGTTTACAATCCCGTCTGGTGTAGACAATTTTCGTATACCTATACCATTACGAAACAATCCAGAATACAACAAGTTAAGTGGTTTTGGAATTATTCAAGGTAAATATATTAAAGAAAATATACCTCAATCAAAAGTTGATAATTCAGCGTATATTACATCTGGAAACATTTCAAACAACGCCGTATTCCCTCAAATTTTAACTGGTGGGAAACCTCTTAAAATTAATTTTATAGACGGTAAATGGAAATTGACTATCCCGCCGACTACTTATGTAACTTACAAAGACGAATTTGTTGGTGTTGTCGCTGAAACTGTAATTTTAGAGGGGTTGACGGCGAATACAGGTTCTTACCTTTATTTTGAACCGTCTACAAGAAAAATAATTGAAAAAACACGACTAGAAACAAGTAACAGCGATAGCGTTGTATTAGGAATATCGTTTTCTTACGAAATTCCGAGTAGGTGGATGATTAATACAGCAAATCCGATATTAATCGAAGATAGAATTTGTTCACAAAAATGGGCAGGTAAAAAGGTTGCTTGTTTAGGTGACTCAATAACGCAAAAAACGGAAAATGTCCGAAAATATTACGACTTTTGGAAAGTGTACCTTTCGCCGAATACAATATTAGATTATGGCGTGGCAGGTTCAAGCATATCAAGGAAAACAGGTGAGTGGCCGACGTGGGATACTCAGGTTCCGTTTGTAGAACGTATTAAGACTATTCCGAAAGATATTGACGTTTTAACAATATTTGGTGGCGTTAACGACTGGGTAGCGGACAGAACTTTAGGATCATTGGGAGATACGGAAGATACAACATTTTACGGAGCATTAGATAAAATGTTTAAATACGCAACACAAAATTTTCAAGGTAAAGATATTTACGTTTTTACACCACTTCAAAATGATTGGATAAAACGACCAGCTAATGACGGTACAACCGATGGACGTAATAGAAGTGGTAAATATTTAAAAGAATACGTTGAAGCGATAAAACAAGTTGCCGAAAAATATGCTATTCCAGTTTGTGATTTGTATTCTACAATGTTTTATCCGTTCGCCGAAGGCTTTACTGAAAAATATATGCCAGACGGTCTACATCCTAACGAGTCAGCTCATAAATTAATGGCAAATAAAATGGCTAGTTTTGTCGAGGCGCATTAGAGGTGGTTGTTATGTCATGGTCTGAAATTTTTGAAAAAGCAATCCATGCAATCACTCAATTAGCGCCTACAATCGGTGTGGTTGCTACGGGGTGGTTCGGCATGCGAGCCAGTAAAGCAGGTCACCTCAACCAAGAACAGTTCAAGGAGCTTAAAGGCGAACTGAATACTATTCATGCAATTGGTGAAGATAATAAGCGAAATATAACCGAAATCAACAACAAGTTGGTAGTTCATGATGAAGCGCATCTAGTTACAATGTATCTAAGACTTGAGCGCGACATTACAGCCGCTCTGAAACGTGGATATACAAGCGTCCACGAGTCGGATATTATCCATAAAATGCACTCTAGCTACAAGAAACTTGGTGGAAACGGGCGAATTGATGCCCTGTTTAACAAATACTTAAATTTAGAAATTTTGGAGGAAAATACAAATGCAACAAATTAATGAAATTATCACAAACGGAGCAGTAAGCATTGCAATTATTTTGCTTGCTATCGCAGTTAAAGCGGTCAAGGAGTACCTCATCAAAGAGGGTGGTGAAAAGACTGTCAAAATCGCTGAAATTCTAGCTAAAAATGCGGTTCACGCAGTAGAGCAGGTAGCTACTGAAACAGGCTACAAGGGCGATGAAAAGCTGGAGCAAGCTCGTGATAAAGTCAGAGCTGAGCTTACAAAATACAACATCAGCATGACTGACAAGGACCTAGACACCTTTGTAGAGTCAGCAGTGAAGCAGATGAATGATGCCTGGAAAGGGGAATAATCATGGATATTGATACAAGTAGACTAAGAACTGATTTACCGCAGGTCGGAGAACAACCATACAGACAAATTCACGCTCATTCTACAGGTAATCCAAATTCGACTGCTCAAAATGAAGCAGACTACCACATGCGCCGCCCTGTTGATTCAGGTTTCTTCTCGCACGTTGTCGGCAATGGCCGTGTGATGCAAACCTGGTACACAGATATGGGAGCCTACGACGTGGGAGGTGGCTGGAACGTTGAAGGCTACGGACAAGTAGAATTGATTGAGAGCCATGCTACTAAGGAAGAGTTCATGCGAGATTACAAGCTCTATGTTGAGCTACTGCGAAGCCTTGCCGATGAAGCAGGGATTCCAAAAACGCTGGATTCTGACAGCCTAGCAGGAATCAAGACACATCAGTATTGCACATACAATCAACCTCGAAACTACTCAGACCATGTGGATCCATACCCTTATTTAGCCAAATGGGGTATCAGTCGTGAGCAATTCAAGAAAGATATTGAAGGTGGTCTGTCTGAAGCTGGCTGGAAACGCAATGAAACAGGCTGGTGGTGGGAGGAGTCAGATGGCTCTTATCCAAAAAACAGCTGGAAGAAAATCAACAATGAGTGGTTCTACTTCGATGAACGTGGATACTGCCTAATAAACCGTTGGTTTAATGATGGCAAAGATTGGTTCTATCTTGATAAACGTGGCGCAATGGTCACAGGTTGGATGTTCCTCAACCATCGATGGTATTTCTTCAAGTCAGATGGTCGCATGGCTACTGGCTGGGTTAAATATCGTGAAACATGGTATTTCATGGAAGAAAAAGATGGTTATATGCTGTCTAAACAATTCATCAAATCGGGAGACGGCTGGTATTACTTGAAGGCAAACGGTGAACTTCACACAGACCCAGCATTCAAAACCGAACCAGACGGGCTTATCACTGTCGTCGATAAACCAAAAGAAGAAAAATAAAAACAGAAAGAATTTCAAAATAGATTACACAAAACCGCAGGCTCAGGCTTGCGGTTTTTTTGTTTGCTCTGAAAGTAGTTTCAGAATAAAAAAAGTAATGATTTTTTCACTACTTTTTTATTTTTTTACGAATAGATAAGTAAGGAGGAAGAAAATATGAACATTTTGAACATTAAACTTGCAAGCATAGAGCAGACAGACTTAGGTTTTGAACATTGGATAGATGTAACTTACCATGTGCCGATTTTGAAAAACGAGTATACAGTCAAGCTGTTGCTGCTCATGGAATGCAAGATAGAGGACCAAGAGGTTATTGAGTATCTAGTATCAACTTGGAAGTATCGTGATCTCGTGTTGCATTCATTGCAGATGTATGAGATGGAAAAAATCAATAATTTTACTATCCTTTATTGAGATGTTAGTGGTCCTTTTAATCATCAGCGTGCTTCTCTTGCTCTTTGTACCTAATTTGACCAAGCAAAAAGAAGCAGTCAACGACAAAGGAAAAGCTGCTGTTGTTAAGGT